TTTCACCCTCAGAGAGAGGCTGATCACTATGCAAAAACAACTGGAAGGAACCCAGAAGTATATTAATGAGCAGTGCAGATAGCGCTGCCCATATCGATGGGCAACTCATGCAATTATTGTGAGCAATACACCCGCGCTTCCAGCGGAGTATAAATGCCTAAAGTAATAAAACCGAGCAATCCATTTACGAATGTTTGCTGGGTTTCTGTTTTAACCACATTTTCTGCGCCGCCACAAATTTTGGCTGCATCAACAGTTTTCTCCTGTCCAATTCCCGAAACGAAGAAATGATGGGTGATGGTTTCCTTTGGTGTTACTGCTGTCGGTTTGTTTCCAACAGTAAACGTCTGTTGAGCACATCCTGTAATAAGCATTGCCAGAGCGGCAGAAAATAACATTTTTTTCATCTTATTATCCTGCATTGTTAAAAACGGCAGAATCCTATGTGACAACAATTAAACGATAGTTAAATGGATTGATGAAAATTAAAACTATATAGGTGTACGGTCAGACTATTGGAGGTAGTCAGGATTTGAATGTCAGTCTGTTGTCGGCATTCTGGCAATGCAATTTGGATAAAGCGGGGATTAAAAAGATAGAGGCGAGCCGGTCAGGTAGAAATGAATCAGGCTCAAAGTGAAGCGGAAAAGGTCTGTGGCACAAACTGATGCTGCCATAATTACAGCCTGATGACTTGTGGAATGAAACATGTTGAACCTCCTTAATTGATGTGATTCGAGTGAGGAAGGCATTCTGTCCTTCTATAGTGTCCAGTAAATCAAACAGGAAGCTTGTCTCACGTGTGAGACAAGCCTCTCCATTAGCGAGTTGTATTGATTACAACTCTTCAAAGAATTCATTACTGGGTAGATGAAAATAGTTTCACGACGAATGGAGGAGGCTATGTCGGTAGCTTCTTCATTGGAGTACATATGCCACCACGAACCCCAAAAGCCTGCCGAGTTCGCGGCTGCCGCCATACCACGACTGACCCGTCAGGTTATTGCGAAAGCCACAAAAGCGAGGGCTGGAAGCAATACAAGCCAGGCCAGTCCCGACACCAGCGCGGTTATGGTTCGAAATGGGATGTTATCCGGGGGCGTGTACTAAAGCGTGACAAAGGCCTGTGTCAGTTGTGTTTGCGTGCCGGTGTGGTGCGCGAGGCGAAAACCGTTGACCACATCATCCCTAAAGCGCATGGCGGCACTGATGCCGACAGCAATCTGCAGAGCCTGTGCTGGCCGTGTCATAAGGCGAAGACGGCCCGTGAACGGCTGAAGTAAGAACCAGTTCCCACTGCCAGAGGGGAGGGGCGGGTCAAATCCCTGTGACCTGACGTCTTCCGGACTGCCCGCCCCATCGTTTTTTTATACCCGCGAAAAATGAAATTTAACCAGGAGTGCCGCATATGGCTGGAACGGCGGGGCGTTCCGGGCGTCGCCCCAAGCCAACGGCGCGCAAGGCGCTGGCCGGAACCCCCGGCAAGCGAGCCCTGAACAAAGATGAACCTGTTTTTACGCCCATCAAAGGTGTTGAGCCACCGGAGTGGTTCGCTGAAGAAGATCTCCCTCTCGCCACGATCATGTGGCAACTGACAACCAAAGAACTCTGCGGTCAGGGCCTGCTGTGCGTGACTGACCTCGCGGTGCTTGAGCGGTGGTGCGTGGCCTATGAGTTCTGGCGACGTGCCGTGAAAAATATTGCCAGACAGGGCAACACCATCACCGGTGCAATGGGCGGCATGGTCAAAAATCCGGAGCTGACCGCCAAAAAAGAACAGGAGTCCGAGATGAGCAGTACGGGGGCAATGCTCGGACTCGACCCCAGCAGCCGCCAGCGTCTGATTGGCCTGGCGGGGCAGAAGAAAGCCACTAACCCGTTTCTGAAAATTATCGAATCATGAGCCGGAAATCTTACCCCAACGTAAATGCTGCAAATCAGTATGCCCGTGATGTCGTGCGCGGAAAGATTGTGGCCTGCCAGTTTGTGATTCAGGCCTGCCAGCGCCATCTTGATGACCTGATGGCGGAAAAAAGTAAGTCGTTTCGTTACCGCTTCGACAAGGACCTGGCTGAACGGGCCGCGAAATTTATTCAGCTGTTGCCGCACACCAAGGGTGAGTGGGCATTCAAACGGATGCCCATCACGCTGGAGCCGTGGCAGCTCTTTGTGATCTGCTGCGCGTTTGGCTGGGTCAATAAAGGCTCCCGGCTGCGCCGCTTCCGGGAGGTGTATACCGAAATCCCCCGTAAGAACGGCAAATCGGCAATCTCTGCCGGTGTCGCCCTGTATTGTTTTGCCTGTGATAACGAGTTCGGCGCGGAAGTGTATTCCGGTGCCACGACGGAGAAACAGGCATGGGAAGTCTTTCGTCCGGCACGACTGATGTGTAAACGCACACCCATGCTGACGGAAGCGTTCGGGATTGAGGTTAACGCCTCAAACATGAACCGTCCGGAGGATGGTGCGCGGTTTGAACCGCTGATCGGTAACCCTGGTGATGGTTCATCACCCCACTGTGCGGTGGTGGATGAATATCACGAGCACGCCACCGATGCGCTTTATACCACGATGCTTACCGGGATGGGGGCGCGACGTCAGCCACTGATGTGGGCCATCACCACCGCCGGGTACAACATTGAGGGGCCGTGCTACGACAAGCGGCGGGAAGTTATCGAGATGCTCAACGGTTCGGTACCCAACGATGAACTGTTCGGGATCATCTATACCGTTGATGAAGGTGACGACTGGATCGACCCGCAGGTGCTGGAAAAAGCCAATCCAAATATTGGCGTGTCGGTTTATCGCGAATTTTTGTTAAGTCAGCAGCAGCGTGCGAAAAATAACGCCCGTCTGGCAAACGTCTTTAAAACAAAACACCTCAATATCTGGGTGTCGGCGCGTTCGGCGTATTTCAACCTGGTGAGCTGGCAGAGCTGCGAGGATAAATCACTGACCCTTGAGCAGTTCGAGGGGCAGCCGTGCATTCTGGCCTTTGACCTGGCGCGTAAGCTGGATATGAACAGCATGGCGCGACTTTATACCCGCGAGATTGACGGTAAAACGCATTACTACAGTGTGGCCCCGCGTTTCTGGGTACCGTATGACACGGTGTACAGCGTCGAGAAAAATGAAGATCGCCGGACAGCCGAACGCTTTCAGAAATGGGTGGAAATGGGCGTTCTGACTGTTACCGCTGGTGCGGAGGTGGATTATCGGTACATCCTCGAGGAGGCCAAAGCGGCGAACAAAATCAGCCCGGTCAGTGAGTCACCCATCGACCCCTTCGGGGCGACCGGGCTGTCGCATGACCTTGCTGATGAAGACCTGAACCCCATCACCATCATTCAGAACTACACCAACATGTCCGATCCGATGAAAGAGCTGGAAGCGGCGATTGAATCGGGGCGCTTTCATCATGACGGCAATCCCATCATGACCTGGTGTATCGGCAACGTGGTCGGCAAAACCATTCCGGGTAACGATGATGTGGTGAAGCCTGTCAAGGAGCAGGCGGAAAACAAAATCGATGGTGCGGTTGCGCTGATTATGGCGATCGGTCGGGCAATGCTCAAAGAACCCGACGATTTCCTCTCATCTCTTGATCCGGACGATGCTCTCTTAATTCTATGAAATCACTAATTGCTGATGTTATCGGGCTGGCTGGTTTTGGCCTGCTTACGTGCGGGTTTTACCTGCAGTTTGGTATGGCTCCGGCTCTGATGCTGTCCGGCGGTTTACTGCTGGTGGGCGCACTGGCTATGGCCAGAAGGGGGACGCGTGCTGCTTGATGCTCTGTTCAGAAGTAAATCACTGGAGAATCCTTCCACCCCGATAACCGGGGATGCCGTTGATACTGATGGGCTGTTCCGGACAGACGTTTATGTCAGTCCTGAAACTGCGATGAAACTGGCTGCGGTGTATTCCTGTATCTATGTCCTGTCTTCCAGCCTTGCCCAGATGCCGTTGCATGTTATGCGCAGGCACAATGGGAAGGTTGAGCCCGCACGCGATCATCCGGCGTTTTATCTGGTTCATGATGAGCCCAATACCTGGCAAACCAGTTACAAATGGCGCGAACTGAAGCAACGTCACATCCTTGGCTGGGGGAATGGGTATACCTGGGTGAAACGTAATCGTCGCGGTGAAGTCATATCCCTGGATTGCTGTATGCCGTGGGAAACGACGCTGATGAATACTGGTGGCCGATATACCTACGGTTTGTACAACGAATATGGGGCGTTTGCGATCAGCCCCGACGATATGATCCACATCCGTGCGCTGGGTAATAATCAGAAGATGGGGCTGAGTCCGATTATGCAACATGCCGAAACAATAGGCATGGGGATGAGCGGTCAGAAATACACAGAAAGCTTCTTCAGCGGTAATGCCCGTCCGGCGGGGATAGTATCCGTTAAAAGCGGACTCAATAAGGACAGCTGGGGCTGGCTTAAAGATCAGTGGCAGAAGGCATCGCAGGCGTTACGCAGCCAGGAAAACAAAACCATGCTGCTGCCAGCCGATCTGGATTACAAGGCACTGACTGTGTCGCCAGTTGACGCTCAGATCATTGACATGATGAAACTGAACCGTTCAATGATTGCCGGTATTTTCAATATTCCTGCGCACATGATTAATGACCTCGAAAAAGCCACCTTCTTATAGCGCGGCGATTTTTTTGATACCGATTTGCATTTCATTTGATACTGCTGAAAAACGCCGATACGCAACTTATTTGATACTAAATCGGCGCTTTTCTTTTGAGTTTTAGAATGAGTTTTTAAGCGCTCATTCACTCTCTTTCAAACCAGTTTTAACTGTTTGTGGTTTTGGGTAAGGCTGGACTTTGAATAGCTTTGTGTTGAGGCGTTTTTTGGCCCTCTTGTTCAGAAACCGGATGTAACGAAACTGTCGGAACTTATGAACATTGGCTCTGTCAATATTAGCCCTCAGATGTTCACCTCGTTGTCCGCCTCGTTTAATGGCATTCCTGCAAATCTCGTGATACCA